CGATCTTCTTGGACTTGGCTTCCTCCATCGGCGTTGAACGGCCGGTGAAGGTCGAGAATTGCTGCTTGTTGAAGCCGCCAACCATGATGGTGTCTGGATTGCCGCCGTTGTTCCATGCCGACTGCAGCACGGTTTTCAACTGCGCTTCGGTGAAGGCCCGGACCGAGCCGTCCGTGCGGGTCGAGATGCCGAGCTGCGCCGAAGACGGATCGGAGCCGTTCGTGCCCTTCGAGGTGTTGGAGAACATCCACGAGAGCACGGCGCCGACCGCGCGCGGCGTACCCGGAGCGCCTGCATTGCGCCCCTGGTTGGCAAGTATGGTCACCTCCATGTCGCGCTTGAGCTCTTTGCCCTTGAGCATGGTCTGGTAATCCAATTCGTCGTCGCGGCCGGCGTGATCGACCTGACGCTGAGTGCCCGAGACGCGCGCCACCTTGTCTTGGATCTGGTGGATATTGCCGAGACGAACGGTCGGCGTCGCGGTGTCGGTGGTAGCGTCGTCGCCTTCGAGCACGGAGTTGGTGCTGGAAGCCGCGGCGAGGGCCTGGGTCTGCCATTCGTGCAGCACCGCGGCCGATTTGACCTTGGAAATGCCCGAGATGAACGGGGTTTCGGTCGGGTCAATGTTGTAGATCACATTTTCGAGGTCTTCGCGATTGCCAATCGCCGAATAGGTGAGAAAGGTCGCTGCATCAACAGCCATGACGGTATTCCTTTTAGCGGCGGGTCGCGGCCTTGCGCTGCAAGCCGATCAGATTGGCAGCAATGCGCACAGCTTTTGTGCCCTTCGCGGATTTGAGACGGGTTTGCGCCGCAGCGATCTCGTCCTGGAATTGTTGACCCCGTTGCGGGGTAACGCCGGGACGCTGGACTGGCGGCTTGGGGGCTTGAACGGCGGACTTCGCAGCCTGCTGTGCGGCATGGAAGCGCGATGCGTCGTAGACAACTCGTTGCCACATTGCGTCGCGGAAGAGGTCGGTCGCCCAAAGCTTTTGAAGCGCCGCCTCGGGCACGCCGACTTCCTTGGTCAGGTACGAGGTCACGCTGGCGCGGACTTTCGTGCCCTTCTCGGGGTCAGCGAACTCGGGGAATTGCTTCGTGAACTTGTCGTCCTGCTCTTTCGACCATGTTTTGAACGTCTCGGTCTTTTCCTGCTCGCGCCGCCATTCCAGTTCCCGGACTTCTTGGGTCTGGCGCTGGATCTGCATCTGCCGCGCCTGCCATTGCGAGAACCGGAACGGGTCCTCGGTGGCAAGCTTCATCACATCGGCGTCGGTCTTGATGTCGCCGAACTCTGCGGCCTGTTGCGTCTGCAGGATGGACAAGGCGTTCTGCGCAGCGGACTCGTACTGCTGCCGTGCCTGTAGCGTTGCCTGCCGCTCGGCCTCGATGGCCTTGCGCTCATTGGCAACCTCGTCTTGACCGCGGCGGATTTCAGCGTCGCGCTTCCGTTCCGTGTCAACGATGCTCTGTTGACGATCCGGGGGCAGGAGCCTGAACGCCTCTTTGTCCTCTTTGGTCCATGACCGGGGCGGGTCGATTGTGGGCTGTTCGTCAGCCGGATCGGGGCCTGGGTCATTATCGCCGGGAGGCTGCTCGGTAGCAGCGGCGGCGTCCGCGCCCTCAAGGGCGGGTTCTGGTGCCGGCGCTGCTGCGAACTTCCCGTCAGGGGCGCGCTGCGCTGGCTTGTCTTCGGTCGGAGGCTGCGCGGCCTTGTTGCGCGCTTCCGTGATGGCTCGGGCGGCCGAGCGCGCATCGATCGCGCCGGTATCGGCCGGGAGTGCGGGCGTGAACGCGGGTTCGCTGTCTGCCAGGGGGGCAGTTACGTCGTCAGCCATACGATGTCCTTGGTTTATGCGGCCGGCCGGTCGCGCAAGCCGTAATTGATCTGGTTCAGTTCAACCTGTGCCAGCGTGCCGTCGTTCACGTACGCATGGAGTTGCGAGCGCACCTTGCCGACGATCTGGATCGCCTGCCAAAGCCGCTCACGGCTGTCCGTGTCGTTGTATTTCGTGGCTTCCCATGCCTTGAGGTATTCGGCGCGCAGCGTGTCGAATGCGCCGTTCAGGAGGTCGTCCGATAGCAGCGCCTTGGCGCGATGTGCGCGCGCTACGTCCTGTGCGAGGTCGGTCATGCGCTACCATTCGCAGGTTTGGCCTTGGCCTGTTCCATCTTCTGCTTGTGCGCCTCTTGCCCGGCCATCATGCCCATTTCAGTCTGCTGCATGCTGGCGTGGTGTTGCTCACGCGCGAGGTCCATCTTCTGTTGGTGCTCGCGATCCTTGCGGGCTTCCTCCATCTGGAATTTGCGCATATCCAGATCGTGCTGGAACACCATGTCCTCGCGCTTAAGCTGGTGCTCGCGCTCGCTCTTGGCGGCTTCCATCTGGAGCTTTTGCTGGTTGGTCGCGATGTCGGCCTGCGCCTGCACCTTTTCGATCTCGGCCTTGCGTTGGTCCGCCTTCTCGTCCATCTGCGCCTGCATCTGCGCCATTTGCACCGCGGTCTGCGCCTTGATCATCTCAGGGTCGGGCTGCGGCTGCGGCGGCTGCTTGGGCTTCGGCTGGCCGGTTGCCGGGTCAATGACGGGCTTGCCGTCCGGTCCCATCTCGGGCGCGTCCGGGTCGGTGATGAACGGCTCGGCGTTCTTGAGCCCGATGCGCTCGATGTACTTCTCGATCGTGTTGTACAGGTTCCGCGGCGTGACAAGCTGCTGGCTCGGGCCGCTCATCACGATTTCCTTCTGGATGTTCAGAAGACTCATCAGCAGGCCGGCTTCCTGCTCGCGCGATCCGCTGCCGAGCCCGACATTCGGGGTCATGTCGTCGCGGTTCTTCCACGCGCGCGGGTCTATCTGCACCCACTTGTTGCGCAGCTTGACGGTATTAACCTGCTTGTCGTTCTTCCTGATGCAGCCGTGTAACAGGTAGAACATGTCCTTGACGCCGGTCTCGGCGAAGATCCGCGCAATCAGCTTGGTCTTGGCCCGCGCCGCGTTCGCAGCGTCCAGAACCGCCTTTTCGCCGATGTTCTGCAGCGCGTTCGGGTCAATTCCCTGCCCCTGCCGCGTGACGCCTGTCCGCCACTCGCGCGTGGCGTCCATGTATTCGATCATCGGGAACACGAAGTTGCCGATGGGCTGGTTCGGGATCGGCAGAATGCCGCCCGGAGACTTGGTGCGCACCACAGCGCCCGGCCGGTTCACCAACAGGTCGTCAAGCGTCTTTTCGTGCGCGTGGCTTTCCGCCACCTCAATACGCTGATTATTCGCCAGATAGACGTTGTCCAGCGAGCCGCGGACCAGCGCCGTTTTGATCCGCTGGATGTCCATCACGAGGTCGGCAATGGACTTGCCGAAGAACCTGTGCGTGACGATGATCGGGGTCATCGAGGCGAACGGCATGACATCGACCGGCTCGACATCCGGCTTGCCATCGCGTTTCAACACTTCAAGCTGCCCGCCGCCGGTCGTGACCTTGTAGAGCCACGGATCGCCGTCATCCTCGTAGTCCATCAACACATAGTGCTCGGTGACCAGGATCAGCCGGGACGCCTTGTTGGCCGTGTCGCCCGGGTTGCTTTCCTCGCTGACCGTGTCGCGCGCCGCCTGCTCCTGATCGGTCGTCATCCCGGCGGCTGTCGGGAGCGATTTGACCTGGGTTTCATCGAAGCCCTGCAGGATCAGGTCCGATTGCGTCTTTTTCGTCTCATGGAAGCAATAGGTCGACTCGCGGATCGATCTCGCGCTCTTGGAAATGCCGAATTCTTCGGGCGGTACCGGGACGGCCTTGGCGCACCCGTATTTGGCCCGGCGCACCAGCGTCACGTCGTGCGTGACCTCGCCGGTTTCATCGTCCTTGTGCGCGGTGTGCTCAAGAACCTCGGTATCGGGCTGAGACGCCAGCGCCGCGAATGTCGCATCGTCCTGGTCCAGGTACGTCTCGCGCTCGCGACGTTCGCCCTTGTCCCAGAATACCTTGACGATGCCGTTCTTCTGGAGCAGCGAATCCTTGATGAACGAATACAGCGTCACAAAGCCGGTGTTCTTCTGCATGAACACATGGTTCACGTAGTCGGTTTCCTGCTGCGCCGCCTTCTCGTCCTCTTCGCCGACCGGCTCGAACCGGATAACCGTGTCACCGCCCGCGAATATCTCCATCAGCGAGGGCATCAGGCCCTCAACGGTGTCCAGCACGTCCGTCGAGACCGCGCTGGACCGCCCCGCGGCTGACGGCATGTCCTGCGACATGTCGCCGTTGTAGTAGTCCATCGCTTTGGCGCGGTCGGTGGACAGGTCGGAATTCAGCGGGCCACCCAAGGACGCGCTGCGCTCCGCCTGAAGGAGCGCCTTCAGTTCGGAGTCGGTCATGGGCATGGTGGTTATTTCGTCCAGCAGACGAGATATTTACGATCGTCGCCCGTTCGGGCCATTGGAATGACCTCAGCGACATACGATGATTGCCAACCAGTGACGCGTCGCAGGCGCCAGTCTGCGCTTGCAAGGGCGTCCATGATAGCCGGCTCCTCACCCAAAAATATCTGAGCGGCGTTAGATGCGACGGCGATGGTTCGCGCTTTCACCGGCATCACGTCGCCTTCCAGTGATGCACGCCGGCCTGCTGCGTCTCGCCGATGGCGATCATCGCCTGCGCCAATCTGGGCGCTGTCCGCTCGTCGAACTTCTCGCACCGCATGATGGCCGGTTCTCCGATGGACTGTAGGCCAAGCTCAACCATGGCTCGCTGCCGCGCATAGGCGTCCCAGGACCATTCAACCGCGTCGGTGGACACGTAGACCACGAACGTGTCCCGCCGCATCAGGCGCCGCCCTACGGCCAGCATGCCGTCAACGTTGACGCGCCATGCCATTGGGTCGCGCTCGCATTCCTTAAAACCCTTGATGCCGGCGCACAGAAAGGCGGTATCGCACAGCGGCAGATCGCCGATCGGCTGCGTCAGGTCCAGCACCTTGCGCCGCGGCGAAGAAACCACGCGCCTTGTCGTCGAAACGATGTCAATTCCGAGCGTGACTAGTTCGATATACAGCGCCGTCCCGATGCAGCTATCGCCGCCGACGATCAGGACGCGCTTCATGCACGCAAGACGAACGGCTTGGGCTCGCCCAACACGGGCAGGAACTCATTCACCCAGCGCTGAACACGCCTGATGCCGCCTTCCAGGGACACCATCGGGCACCAGCCAAGATCACGGATGCGATCGCTGTTGACCCAATATATCGCGTCTTCGTTCGGCCGCTCCGGTGCGATCTCGATCAGTTCGTCGGGCGACAGGTTGGAATACTGTGCGACCATCTCGACAAGCTCGCGGATCGTGATCGGCTCGTCCGGGCCGCAGTTGTAGATTTCTCCGACCTTGCCGTCGTTCACCACGGTCACGACAGCGCGGGACAGGTCTTCGGCGTGCATGTAGCTCTTGCGGGCAACGCCGCCGCCGTTGAGCGGTACCCTGTGGCCTGTAGCAGCCGCCCAGCATGCTCGCGGCACGATGCGGTAAAGCTGCTGCGCCTCCGCAAAGCAGTTGGACGGCCGCAGGATGATCGAGGGGAAGCCCTTGAGCGACTGGATGTGCATATCAGCCGCCGCCTTGGACACAGCGTACGGGCTCGTGG